CCATATCCCCAGATACGAACACCTTTATCTTCCTCGCCTCTTACGAGCACGGGGGAGAAGAATCGTTGACGTGCCATGAGGGACTTCGCCATCTTAATGCTTTCTTCGGTTCCTTCATTAAAGAGCTTACGAACAAAGTCGTTAAGTGGGTCGTCCTCTCCGAAGTTCTTCTTCGGACTAAGGAAGCCTGGGTTGTTGCCCACATTGTAGTGGAACCAGAAATCCTTGAAGGGGTCGCCATCGGCAGTGGGAACAATACGAATAGTCTGCTCACCGTCTTGTGGACGCCAGAACGTATCGCGGTTGCCGCCGCCTCTAC